TCTTCCAGTCAACGCTTCCAAGGACTGTCGCGGTTCCGATTGTTGCAACTGCTGTTTGAGCAATTGTCTTAACAGCTCTGATTCCCGCAGCTTTCAGCCATTGTAATTTATCTTTACTCATAGGGACACTCTCCTTTCTTTTTGGTATAAAAAATAGAAGCTGTTACGCTTCCAATAATTGCCCGGTATAAATTCTGCTGTACCGGCTTATGATTCGTTTGAAACTCTTTTCGGAGTTTGCAACTTCTTCTGGCCCGTATGTTCTTCGGAATCCCATAGAAATCATGGCTTGGTGGCTCTTGCTGTCGATTTCATATGCAGTCGATAAAGCCTTTGTTCCGGATGCGTAACTTTCCACTTGAAACGAAAGAATTGTTGCGCATTCGTGACCCTCAAGACTTGTTGACTGCGTGGGATTCCCCATCATGAATAATCTGGCGTATTTCGTTTTGCCAGATGCTATTGTCTGGCTTTTTTCCATGGAAAAATTGCCTTTACCGACCGTCGGTTGAATATCTTTACTCCACCTAGAAAATACTTCTGATACTGGGTTGTTAATCGCGTCTGGCATTTTATATCACCCTGTCTGTTCTAATAATACGGATTATTTCATTTATGTTTACGTAATTATTGATAAGTAAAACTGACAATCGTTCAAGTCTTCTTATTTCAGATTCAACATTTTCTGGAAACAAAGAATATATATTTCCGGAAATAGTGGTTCCGAGTGTTTCTTGAATTTCCTCAATTGAATTTGTTTTAAATACTGACATCAATATCGTGTCTGTGAAAACATTAGGAACATAATACCCTCTCAAAGAATAAGTAAATTTCTCTATTTCTGAGTTTTCGAACTGTATGTTTTTGATTTCTTTTTCGATTTGATTTGCACATTCTTTAAGAGAAATGTGCTCACCGTTGTAGGTAATTTGAATAATCACAGGGTTACCACTGGTTTTTCTATTAATATTCTTATTCTTTGTTTTTCCTTTAGAAGAAACAATTTCATTCACAATACGAATAATTTCATTTTCGCCAATTCCGGTAAACCATTCATTACTGATTTTGTAAGAATTAAGCTTTTTGTGTATTAAAGTTTCAACAGCATATCCGTTACTTAGCTCTCGACTTTGATACACTAATTTCAAATAAGGATTCCCTATCTTTAAATGTCTTAATCTGGTTTCAGGTTTAACTGACACACCAACTTTATAAGCATCTCCGGATTTCATTACGTAAACTTTTTCCATTGCATCCTCCCATGAAAAAAGCACCTGTCGTTTTGACAGATGCTTTTATATGTTACAGTATATCATCTTTAATAAATATGATTCCATATGATTGCATAGCATATTAATATTTCTTCATGAACCGAAAACCTCTTTGACAATTTCTCGTACGGAAATGATAATAGCTTCTTCCGCATGGTACATCGGCATATAAGCCCTATTTCCAAAAGAGTGATGTAATTTTCCACTTTCGTCTTTATACCACCAACCGTTAGGATTGTCCCAATTGCCTTTTCCGGGGTAAGTACCCATCCCGTACTCATCCCCGGATGGAAGTGGATAGCTGTCAGTGCCGTATGAAATCCCTGCTGAAAATTCTATAAAAAGTACATCTGTACCAGACAGCCTTACTGTTACACCGGTTATTTCACCTTTGGCATTATTTACGATTTCGGTATAATAATTTCCCTTTTCTTCTTCTGGTATTGATTCCATTGTAGTTTGAATAACGTTCAGACCGATTTCAGAAAGCCTTTTGATGAACATTTCATTCTTACTCACAAATGACTTCTGATACGCTCTGAGCTGTTTTATCGTGTCTTGTATAGATTTATGCGACAGTTCCATTTTAATGCTCTTATTCGCCATCTGAGCCATCTCCTATATACTTGATGCCATATCGTGCCACATTGCCTCTCTGGGTATCAAGAATCTTTTTCAAGCGGTAATCTGGTGGGACTGTAGGCGCTCCAGATTCATTCAAAATAAGTTCTCCAGATTCGTTCAATTCCGGTTTGCAGTCTATCCAGAACACATCTGCAATCTGCGGTTTAAAGCTACGGTCAAAATTTGTGATGTATCTGTCATAGTCCGGGACGTACCCGGCAGATAATTCTTCCGGCGTTCCGGCTGTTGCTGACACGGATAGACAATGCAGTTCTGGATTCTGATATTTCTTGATTGTGTCTATTCCGTCAAGTTCTTCTGTCACCCTAGACCAGTATATTGTTTGCTTTTGACGTTTTAATCCTCTCATATAGTTCTCCTTAAATGACGTATTTATGATGATTGTATCTGACCGACTCTTGATTAACCTTTGCATAAATCATAGTTGTATCAAGTTTCTCGTGTCCCAGCATCTTTTGTACGAAAATCAATATCTGACTTTTTGAGAATTGCCAGTTCAGATACACGGCATCCAGTGCTGTACAATAATTCAACTAAAGCACGTTCCCTGTAGTCCTTGCAAGCATCACGAACAATCTCAAGCTCCAAGTCCGTCAAGGGAGTGCGTGGCTTGACCTCGTATTTTGTTTAAGAAATTTTTGAAAAATTTCCTTTTTGGATTGAATATCGACTATCGATATTCTGACCAAATCTATATAATACTATCAGTCCGTATGTACCATCAATATATCTATATCCAACGGCAAGATATCTCGAACCGGCTGTAAAATTTTTAAAGAACGTTCCGTCTTTTGGAAATCTGTTCTTAGTCACTGCATCCTTTACACATGCATCAAGTCCACCAAGAGCATCAACTTCCGAGTCTTGATAATATATTTCTGAAGTATCAATCCGAGCCTTACTATTTAATTCATTAATCGCTCCCAGAATTGTTTTGTCGTTCGTCTGAAGCTTTGCAAACACTTTATCAGCGATTTTATTAAGGACAAAGTCTGACAGCTTGCTCAGCACACTCTTTTTCATTCCTGTACCGTCATTGATCAGAAATGCGTCAGTATCGGCTAATGTACCTCTGTCGGTGTAATTCGCAGATTCCAGATTTTCCGTTTTGGTTTTCAAGGATGTTATGACCTCGGAATCCTCTCTCAAGTATGGCGCCATATCAATAGCCGGTCCAAGAGCGTCCCATATTTCTCCTGTCCATGCGACATTCATACCTGCCTCTCCATAAATAGATTTTTCAGATATGTTATACATCCATCCAATCTTAGGAGATAACGGAAGTTGTGAAATGTCTGATACTGAACCTTTGTATAAAAGTGGTGTTGCAATTCCCTCTACGTCCTCTGAGACCTGTTTGATTTTTCCATTAAGAACGCCATATACTTCAATCGGTGTTACTTTGCTTTGTTCGATCTTATCAGGTTTATACCACAATTTCTTACTCTCATCAAATTTGTAATACTCTCCTGTATCGGTCATAAAACATGATGAATTGTTAGCAACGTACAGAGGAAGCTTGTCTGAATCTTTCGCAAGTCCTTCATAATGACGTTTACCACCATCTTTGAAAACTCGGTGAATGCTGCCAAGTTCCGGAAGTTGTTCGCCTGGCTTGTATTCTACATCATCAATGATTACTGTATTTTGTGCAACTGCCATAATAGTTCTCCTTTCACTTATCAATTCAAAATATAATCTTTTTCTTCCTTTGTAAGAATTGAGAGATTTTCTATCTTTTCTTTTGTAATTTTGCGAATTGCTTAACTAAAACCCTCTTATGATCTGAAGTTTCGTCATTTATTCAGTAATTTCCTCCATACCTGCGTCAATGAGAAGCTTCTTTACCTTTTCTTTTAACAGGCGTGGAACTCTGTTGTATTCCTTTTTTGCTTCCTCAATAGTTTCTTTGCTTAAAATTTCACTCGCCCATAATTTCGCCATCATTTCTTTGTCTCCTTTGCTTAACAATAAAATAATTAAATTTCTACGCATAAACCTGTTCACTCATTTCCAGCAGGCAGTCTTTCAACATTTCGATCTGTTCTGCCTGCTCTGCAAATTTCTGTTCAGTGCTTTTTTCTTTCTCCGGAATATATTTCAGATATTTTTCCGGTGATGCTCTTACAGTTTCCTCTGAGATCTTCTCCTGTCTTTCCCGGAACTGGTTAAAATCATATTCGAATACTGTCTGTTCTGTCTCCGGATCTGTATCCGGATAAGTTTCTGTAACAGTCTTTTCATTCAGACATATCATTACATCCACGTTTCCATCAGGCAGCACATTCCAGGTTACAGAATCCTGCTTTTCTGTAAATCTTGCTTTCACGACTTACCCTCCTTTTCGCTTTCTCAAAGATCTTATCTACGTTATACTTTTCTCTGAAATATTCAGAATCGAAATGTTTGAACCATCCGTAATATGCTATGCACCGGTACGCAAGATCTAATGGTATCGCTTTTCCTTTCTCCGCATATTTCCCGGCTTTTACAAACGTCCTGCGTCCTCTCAGGAAAATGCTCCGCCTTACCTCTGTGTGGTCCCGATATATTTTGAATCCCATCATATCAATAGGTTCTCCATGATGTTTTCCCTCTTTGTCTATCCAGTCGATCTGGAACAGCTTCCAGTCTGATTTTACCGTCAGATCTAAATACTCATTCATGTATTTAATCAGGAGTTTCATTGCTTTTCTCACATCTGCCTTTCTGCTTCCGATCAGTAGGAAGTCGTCCATGTAGAACAATACATGATTAATCAGCCTGATTTCTTCTGTTGTTCCGTCTCGGTGTTTCTTCCTCTTGAACAGCTTTTCAGCAGTATAATGATAAGCTGCACTCAGATAATAATTACAGAGCCATTGGCTCAAGTATGATCCGATTGACAGCCCCTGATCGAATGAGTCAATTAAAACGAAAGTCAAATAAAGCAGGTCCTCATTTCTGACCTGCTTCTCTAACATTCTTTTCAATTTTCTCCTGTTGATGGATGGATAGCATTTCCGGACATCTCCCTTTGCTGCTACTCTGGTCTTGCCCGGATTCTTGCGGATCCAATTTTCAATTGCTTCTTTTCCATAGATCTGTCCTCTCCCTGGAATGCTCGCACATTGATAAGTTCCTACTTTTCTTACAATTAATTCTTTTAAGCCGTTTGTGACTACATAATCGTATATCTGCTGTTTTATGCACTCAACGCCTATATCTCTTACTTTTCCTGAATTTCCATCCAGTCTTGCGCTTGTCTCTATAGGATCAAAAGATACTTTTCTAAGTTTTATTTCTTCTTCCAGTCCTGCCGCTGCTGTGCAGACTAAATTATGCAACCAGTCTTTAAGGTTTTCTTTTATAATCCTGTGTATCTGCCTGGCTGTAATGATATTCGTATAGTTTGCCAGAAATCTGGCTGTATCCATACGGTTCCATTTATCGCTTAGACATTCGTAGATACATGCGGTTATAAAATTCTGATCTAATGTTATGTTTTTACAATACCGTTTCATTCGTTTCTTGATATAAGGGGTTTTCGGTTTTTCTACTCACCCCACACATGAATCAACTGCATTCATGGTCCTTGTCTCAGGCCCCTATGCTCCCGATCACAAGGTTCGGCTTCAATCAAATTTCGGTGATGCCCCACGCTGCTGTTGCAGGCTCCGTCCTGCGGAGCGAAATGTAACACAAATATCAAATCATTTTCAAGAAAATCCGGAGACGATATTCCAGTTCGCATTGCCAACGCCATTGTTCGCATTCAGAATCCAGAGGCCGTAAATCGTGCCATTGTCCAGATTGCCCAGGGACAGCCAGGGAACAGGAACCGCTACCTCGTGTTACAAGTCCGTAATTTATTGCTATTCTGCTTTTTCGAAGTTGATTAGTTATCAGTTACATAGAGGGGACAGCCCCTCTGTCAGGCTGCCGCCTGCCATTCACCCCGTGTGCCGTTCGGTGAAACGCCGGAGACGATATACCAGTACGCATCGCCAACGCCAGTGCGCGCACGCAGAATCCAGAGGCCGTAAACCGTGCCACCGCCCAGAGAGCCCAGGGACAGCCATTCTCTTTGGCCGCTCGTGCCTGAATCTGTATACAGTCCATTGCAGAATCCTGTTGTACTTCCAGCTTTTGCTTCCGTCGGTACCATAATTCCCAGTGCTGGATCAACAAAGCATTTTGAGATGTATTTCCATGATGATGCTGTGTATGTTACTTGAGCCGCCACTTTCTTATATCGTGTCTTTGCTGCATTCATATCTGTTGTAAGCAGTGACGCATCCATGCAGATGTATACGTCTCTCTTTGGTGTTCCATCTGCATCTGTAACAATATCCATGAATACATTACTGAGAACTTCATAAGCTCCGTATCCAGTTTCGATTCCCTGGATCTTGAATGGATTCTTGTTATCTGTATTTGATAGCGGCGATCCATCTGATCCAAGCACACTGTCGGTTGAGCCGGTCCGCCATGGCATTGTTGAGATGCAGGTCGTTAATGTCGTGTTGAATGGTTCTGTATCCAAATATATTGCAGAATTTGTATCGTCTACCGGTTCAATCTTCAAGATCTTCACGTCATATGCAAGGTTGTGCATGTATGCGCAATATCTATCTTTGTTTGTATTTGAACCAATATCCCCGACAGATACATAAGACCCAACAATATAATTGTTTGCTTTTGCTTTTGGTAGAATTACTCTTGTTACTCCGGTTTCTGCAACTGTTGCCATTTCCTGTGATGTATAAGAATTACATCCGGTCATAACGCTCCGGCTGTTCGTAGTTGCGTACAAAATAATCATCATAAGCTGTTTGTAAAAGAGATCCCAGTTTGTTGTCCCCACGTACATTGAGCCTTTCTTTCTCATGTATGCGATCAGTCCTGTATGTGATACTGGTTTTCCTCCTTTCTGGCTTCCGTTTGCCAGAATCAGCCCTGCGGAGCTGTACGGCACTCCATCAATGTCTCCTGCCCCGTATTTTCCATGAATCATAAAAGGTGATATTGTTCCGTCCGGATTAATTGACTCTCCCATTGGTCTAAGGCCAAGGGCTTCGTTCGGACTGTCTGAGTAATGATAATCTACATACTCAGGATTGTCTGTGATGCCAACCCACGCGGACATTGTAACCTCTCCCACATCTACTTTTCCGGTCTTTTTAAAATCCGGCTGTCCCTGCAGTGCAGTCACATGGTTAAAACCTTTATCATCTACGGTAAAATTACATGGAAAGTGCATGAATACGCCAATTTCCCTGTAATCATCCTGTCCAATCACTGTATTTGTAGACGGTTTTCTCACCAGTCCTTCATTGTCATTCATTTTCACTCCTGTCGGGCTGGTGGATGTGTCATACTTGTAGATTCTGGTTGTGTAGACTTTTCCTGTTCTGCGGAGGGCGAAGAAATTTGAAAGTGCGTTTTCAATGCTTGAAGCACTATTTAATATTTCTGTTATCTTTTCTAACTGTTCGCCTACAGTTGCTGCATCCGCAGCCTTTCCAGATACGCTCAGGGTCTTATCTGTTCCGGAAAGAAATTCTGAATCATTTTCTAGTTCACTGACTTTTGTTGGTATCTTTGTATCTGCGGGCAATGCCCCCACTTCTTCAGCCGTATATGTTGGCTTGTTCTGCTGTTTTACCCAATCTGCCAATTCATCAGATTTAATATAAAGTGACATATCAATCGGTGCTCCCATGGTGTCCCAAACTACGCCGTTCCATGCCACATTCATTCCTGCTTCGCCATATATTGATTTCTGTTCAATATTGTACATATCACCGATACTTGGATTTAGTGGAAGCAAATCAGCTGTCGTAACGGTTCCTTTATATATGACAGGTGTTTTTATTTTTGACTCCATATCGGAAATCTGGCGTTTTAAAATTGCGTATACTTTTTTTGCCGTTAATGCCATGCGTTTTTTCTCCTTATAGTTTGTACCATGTGTCAGTAGGTTTGTGATATTCGTATAATTCAGAGGTATCAAGGCATAACGCCGAAGAACCGCTCTGTACATAATGTGGGAGCTTTGACACGTCTTTTGAAAGTCCCTCATAATCGCGAACCATACCTTTTGCATCTGTACATACCCAACTACCTAAATCCGGCAATTCATCACCGGGTTTGTACTGAATGCCATCAAAAATAATTGTGTTTTCTGCTTTTGCCATCTATGCACTCATCCTTTCTGCCCCAATGGGAGCTACATATGTGAACTGGTTTCCTAAGATATCTCTGGCCGTGCCAATAACAAACTGTCCATAATCTGCCAGAATATTGCATACAAATTCCTCCGCGTCCACCCAATACCGTTTCTTGACCATGCGATGAAGTTCTGGTAATAGACCATAGCTGAACATCACACAATGCCCTAACTCATGAATAAATACACGGTTCAGAAGTTCTCCATACAGGTTATTTGCGATTGAAATAACGTGGGTGGAATAATCCGATACTCCAAGCGTCCTATTGCCTGTACGGTCAATTAACACGCTGTCATGCGGAGATACAAACTGCACTCTCCATAGGTCACCGTTCATGTAAAATTGTCTTAGCATAGTTTATCACCATCCTTTTTTGGCTTATGCTGTATAATCTTCGATAACGGTCTCAATGCCATATTCAATAGCGCAAGTATTCTCAATCTTGCATCCTCTGGCTTCGTCCCATCCTTTAGCAAAGAACGCCACATCAGCTTCTGCCAGTAGTTTAAGGGATTCGCCCAGATACCAAAGTGGTTTTGCGTCAACTGGTGCTGACTGGAAGAAAGAATCAATTACTTCTACAGGTTCACCAATCTGCTTCTCTGCGCTCTTAATCGCTTTTTCTCTAGTTGCAAGGATTTCCTCATCTGTTTTTCCTCTCATCGGCTGACTAATAAATAATTTCTTCATAATAATTCTCCTTTCAATCAAAAAGCCCCTGCTACATTCCTGTAACAAGGGCAAAGCTCATTTCATATTCAATTCATCTGCTGTATGAAACGTGTTAAGTCAGTTTTCATCTGCTGTCTGATTGATGCGTCTGCATCATCCCACATTTCTTTCATGTTGCGGATGATATCTTCTGTATACTCTTTCATGGAATCATCCATTTTTCTCTTAGACTCAGCGTCTTTGGAATCATGGTAATGTCTGCGATTCTCGCTGTATCTGTCGTAGGTTTCACCATATCTGGACTGCTTATGGTTCATTCCATCCATTCTCATATCACTACGGTCTGGATGATATCCCATGCGGTACAGGTTCTGGTCAAACTCTGGATTATTCGGATATTCGCTTATCCAGTCATCATCCTGCATATGAAGATATGGCATATATCCCATGCGGCTTCCTCTGCCTTTTGGTGCAAATCTGCCGTTTACATAACGATATCTGTCATATCCCATGCGTCCAAGATACTTTTCTTCCTGTTCGCATTCGTCCATAGCTTCTACGATTCGATAATCTTTGTCTGCACAGATTGCGCATTTTACTGCTTCTAAGCAATCTTTCAGATCATCCCAGTCCTGAGAGCTAAGATTGTCAAATCCATGTGCTTTGGCTTTCTCCATAGCCCATTTTCCCATTTCCATTGCAACTTTATGCATTACAATTCCCCCTTTCTAACAGCCTGTGTAACAGGTGTGTCTGTCGTTGGGGCTGTACCATTAATTGCTGTTAAATTGTTACTTGGACTACAAGCCGGATTTCCTAACATCTTGAATACTTCGCCGGTTGCACTTGTAGCTACTCTGGTTGCGTACTTTGTTCTGGTTCTTATTCCGCAAGCCGTAACCTGTGCGCAGCAACGATTCTCTAGCGGATATAAAGTTGTTCCTGTTCCTACCTGAATCATTACCGGGGCGGTAATTGTGGTGGCTTCTGGTATACTTTGTGCAATCACAATGCAATACTTCTCTCCGTTGTTGTAACTGCCTGCTGGAAGTGTGATTACAAGATTGCCCCCTGTAAACGCAACAGCTTGACTGATTACAAGATGACTGCAAAGTTTACAAACATTCTTACAACTCATATTTTATACCTCTCAATCAAATAAGAGGTGAGCCGCAACCCACCTCTTAGAATTAGTCAACCTCTAAGGGTGAGTTACTTAGCAGCATCCACTGTTGCATCCGCATCCGCCGTAATAGGTATTCGGATTCGGAACAACATATGCCGGAATAGCCGCCGGATTAATTGCATTGATTAACTGCTGAGTCTGTGAAGCCATAGCAGTTGTAAGCAATGCGGACTGACGATCCTGAGATGCAGCACGTTTCAGATCAGAGTTCTCTGCCTGTAATGTTGCAATCTTATCGTTAGTCAGGAAGTCAAGGATTGCTCTTGTGTTGCTGTTCTGGTTTTCCAGAAGATCTCTGGTGTTGTTGTTCATTGTGTTCTGGAGAGCACAAGTGTTGGTAGCAAGATTGTAGTTAATACCCTGTATAGCTTCTCTTGTTTCACAGCAACAGTTTGCTAACTGAGACTGTAATGCGTTGGTATTCTGCATACCGGCTACAGTATCAGCATTGATAGCCTGCTGAACGCCATTGAAGCCCTGAAGCATTCCAACGTTCATGCCATTAAAGCCACTCTGCATGGTATTGTTAAGAGAATATGTGCTGTCACAGATACCCTGCTGAATACCTCTGATACCATTCTGAATATCATTAAGGGCGAATTCCTCATTAATATCTGAACGGGTAGCCCATCCTTGGAAGCCGGCACCGTTCGCACCGTTTCCACCGTTACCGCCAAAGCCGCCGCCCCAGCCGCCAAAACCTCCCCAGCCGAAGATTGCGAAGATCAGGACGAGCCAGATAAGTGAAAAGCCATCACCGCCCCACATATCATTTGCGCGACTATTAGAGCCTGTAGCAGCAGCAATGTCGCTAAGGCTGTAATTTGAACCATTCATCATGTTTTTAGTCTCCTTAAATTTTATTTACAATAGGAGACATCCGCGGCTGTCGTCCCAAATTGTAGCGATTCTGAATCACCCAATTACGGGGAAGTGTTATAATCCAAGGAATTTCTGTATAATTCCATCTGGAGATAAATGCTTTTCTTCAAAAACATTCTGTTGAATTTGATGCAATTGACTTGCGTCACCTTTTTTATATAAATCCAATGCGTTTTTTAATGTTGGATTATTTCCTGCAAATTTACTCATATCGTTCATCATGTTGTCAACACTTCCAAACCTCTGAGAAATCATTCTTTCAAGTTGCTTTTTCATCATGGCGTTTGGGTTGAAATTCATCTCTGCCTACCTCCATTCTGCTTAGGTTCCGATGTCCCCGACATCTGTGTCGGAAACATATTCTTTATTTCAGAAATCTCCGAACAAACATCATTCCGAAGTTGATTAAACATTGCTTCAATGTCAATCTGCTTTTCATCTTGCTTAGATTGCTGTTCATCTGGATTTACGAGTCGGTAGACAAAAATCCTGCTCCTTCCATCGGATTGAAGCTGTTTTCTGTAAATTTCAGTTCCGTCTGTTTTTGGATAGTAAACAGGATTGCCGGACATATCCACATCTTTAGCCTTTACAGTATCAATCCCATCCACCATCTGTCCTTGAAGCATAGGCGATTGTGGAACCGGCTGTAACTGTTGCATCTGTATTTGACCATAAGGCATTGCCTGTTGGTAATTATTCTGCAATTGCGCCAGCCTGTCCTGATACGGCTGTATTTGCCCGTATGGATTGTTTATCATTGGCTGTTGTGGATAATACGGATAACCTGCCATAATCTGTTCCTCCTATCCGGGATTCAAGAATCATGTCCATATCATCTATGGAGCGATACTTTTCCCACACGCCCTCATAAGGGTTATTTAACGTAATCATAGTGTTTTCTCCTATGATTATATTATATAGGAAAGAACTTTAATTTTGAACGTCACTATTTCGCCACGTTTTCGCCATAATACAAAGAAAAGCCCCGACAATACATCGGGGCAACTTTGGAAATTTTCTTCTTTATTCTTTTGTTAATCCGGTCTATGGTTCTTGGACTATACCCCATAAGTTCAGCTGCTTCCCATAGTGTCTTTTCGCCATAGGCCCGTAATCGAAACAGTTTTTCTTCTCTGGAATCGAATCCTGCTTCTTTTAAGTAAAATTTTCTTTCGTCTTCTGAAAAGTCTGTATAATTCATATTTCCACCGTCCTCCCTTACAAGTGGAATCAAACTGGAAGAATGCCTTTTAACATAAATCCGATAACTGCGCTGACAATTGCCGTAATAACACATACAATAATTGTATCATAGCGCTTTCCTGGAACTGCCATGAGAGTTTTTATATTGTTATTCATCTCATCTACAGTTGACTTGATATGGTTCAAGTCGTTTTCGCTTAATGCTGTTTTTCTTTCCAGTTCCCCGATGCGCTCATAAAACTCTTTATTGCGGTCGGATTGTCTTTCTTGCATCTTCCGAAGATTATCTTCTAATTCTGCTATGCGGTGTTCATTAAAACATTCGTGTTCACATCCCATCGCCAGTTCCTTTCTTCACCCCCTTAACATTTGCTTTTCCCTACTGAATATAAGCAACCCAGCGGCACTCCGGGAGGACAAAAAATACTGTGCCACGTGACCCAACCATCTTATTATAAACTTCCTGCAAATGGAAAAACGCCATGATTGATATATATTTCCGTTTCGGATTCCCAGTTTCGACTTACTGAATTTTCAGAATGTGATTCTTGGAACTCGGCTCCCTGTTTCACAAGGAAATAGAGAGCCAAATCAAATATGCAATCATAGCAATATTCCATATCGGTGTTGATTTTTTCCTCTGTATATCCAGACGGATAGTTGCGCTTCTTTTTGAATGAACGAATTGCGCGTTTTACAGACAAAGAAATCATACCGTCAGTTTCCGCATCATCGGCTAGATACTCTTTCAAGTCATTTACAAGCTGTTCGTTCATTTAAGATCACCTACCCTTGCTGAGATAAAATTTCCGAGATAATACCAGCCTTGTTTGTCGATGTCAGGGCATAGCCATTGTCACTTGCGAGCTGTTTCAGTTGAACCACTGTCATGCTTGACAGCTCGTTTTCTGTATAGTTGTGTTTTGAAGTACCATCAACACTTGCTACAGATGGTGACTGGCTGTTCTCGTCGAGACTATGCCCGTTTATTCCCCCGCTTTGGTACCGATTACGATACCGCCATTAGCTTTTGCTGCTACCGGAACAAACATGCCTGATGCTTTAGTCCAAACTGCAACTGGGTCTTGTGTAGCCCACATGGACAGTGTTACGAAGGAGCGATTTTCTTCCTGAATGAACTGTCTGTACTCAAGTTCCTCTGGTGTTACGCCCCAGAGTCCAGTACCAAATGAACCGTTCGGCTCTGCTTCATACAGTGTGAATACATCCTCTTTGAAGTATCTTCCTGTTTTGAGTGAGCCATCTGCTTTTCTGAATCTGAATTTCTCGTCGCAACGATCAATTGTGATTCCGTATTCCTGCATAAGCAGATTAGCAAGTTCCTGCTTAGTAAGGAGGCGTTTGTTTGCTGCTCCCAGAACTGCTGTCTGCATTGCAGTGTTGTTTCTCATGTAGTTAATCATTTTAAGTGATGTCAGGGCTTTGTTTACCACAAATCCATTATCTTCTGCAATAGCGACCATCTTCTGGATATCACCCATGATATCTGCATCTGGTTTAGACCAGTCTGTCATTTCTACTTTTGCATCGGACGGAACACCATAATCAATGCTCATATCCACATTGTTTTCTTTAATTTTTACAACACCTGTGCTAAGAAATTGGCCTTTCATGACATTTGCTCTAGCAACAACTCCTTCAAACAGATTAGCTGCATCATCAAATACAAATTTCTTTAAATTCTCATCATCCGGCACACCATTTTCAATTGCCTGCTGTAATCTCTCAGACTGATTAATCTTTCTCTTAATAAAGAGTTTTTCAGTCAGGACTTTTTCGAATCCCGGTCTGGAGCCAATTTCCGCTTCGGTATCAAGAGCGTGAACGAATGCTACCTCCGGAAGTCTCTGTCCGGCCATAAGTCTATAGTATTCAGCTTTCAGGTACTGGGTTTTAATATCAGGGAAAATAGTGTCAAGGATACCTGGCCTTTTAACACTGAAATCCTGAGAAAAGTTAAGTCTTTCTTCCTGTGTGATTGATTCTAAAATATTAAATGGCATCTGCTATACCTCCTTAAAATTCTGGGTCTGTAGTAGTCACAAAAACGATACCTGCTTTTTCGAGCTCTGCTTTTGCAGTAGTTTCTACTGTTACCGGAAGTCTTTTTTCAAGAACACGTCCTGCAACAATCACGGAAATCGGTCTCTTAGCATCGTCTGTCATATCAACATCTTCAAACACGATGCCTTTAGCACCAGTTGCGTTTGTCGGATATACAGAACCTGCTTTGATAATCTTCTTAGTTCCAACGGTTTCAGCATTTGTCTGTTCTGCTGTATAGGTTTTAAGAACCAGTCCTACCTCGGATTCGAGGATGTTAGGTGTGGATTCGTACTGCTCTGTTTTCATAAAAGCCATAATCTAAATCTCCTTTACTTAAATATTTACTGGGGCATTATCATCTGCCGGTTTATTCTCTGGACACATTTTTGCTGAGTACGCTTTTGCGTATTCAGATGCTTCGCTTTTCTTTTCTGGTTCTCCACCAGATTTACCGCCACCGGGATTAGGTGTATTTTCAAGTGCTTCTTTCTCCCAAGCTGCTTTTGCGGTATCAAGAGCGTTTTTATTTTCTACGGAAATTTCATCGACAAATGTCTGAGCTTCTTTGAGAGCATCCTCTGCGTTCATGTTAGAAAACGCTTTGATCGCTCCTGCATAGGCATCTCCTTTCATTCCTGCGTTTGCAAAAATAGAAGTAATTTTCCCTACGAGTGCTTCTTTTTGTGAAGTCGCAAGTGCAGATTCAAGGTCAGAAATTCTTTTTTCGTTTGCAGCTTTTTCTTTCTGACGTTCCAGTTCTGCTTTCTCAGCTTCAGTCATGTTCTGTTTTTTTAATTCTTCCAGTTCTTTTTCCAGTGCTTCTGCTTTATCAGCCTGCTCTTTTGCTTTCTGGGCTTTTGCTTTCTCTTTAGCCACATCAGAATTTGACTGATTCAGAAAAGAAGTAATCTGGTCATCGGTTGCATCTGGGAAAATCTTTTTAACATCTTCTCTTGTCATTGAAATCTCCTGTCACCAATACGCTTTTTTACGCTGTTCGCTCAGCTCAAGGTGTCTCCCATGATTACGCTATCGGGGTGCATATTTTTTTAATAAAAAAGAGACGATTTTACTCGTCTCTAAATTAACTGTATTGAATTGAACACCGGCAGTTCACAATCTCGTCTGCCGAAGCTCCAAGAGAATGATCGGTCGGAAACATCAATAGACTGTCTCCGACTGAAAATGGTTCATTTATAGGGATTGTAGTTCCACCAACTTCAAGATGTGTTTTGCGTTCCCTTTTGTCTCCAACATCTATCCATGTCTTTTTGGTTTTTCCTGATTTCAAGGCTTTTGAATACTGCCTGTAATTCAGAATCGAATTGGCTTCACATTCAGAAATGAACATTGCCCGGTCATTTGATAAGTAATAATCATCAGTAATGCTTTTGTCTTCGGCAGAAAATCTTTCAAATGTTGCATCAATAATTTGTTTTGTCACGCCAAGAGCATATTGCTTGATATATGTATCTATAAACATATACGAAGCAATTACATCCAGATATTTGTCGTAAAATTGAGTCTGGATATATTCTCGTTTCGTTTCTCCGCTTTCTACGGTCGTTTCTATCAATGCCAAAATATAAAGGACAACTTCTTCCATTTTTTCGGAAAAAGCTATCCTTTCTTGTTTTTCTTTGTCTGATATCGACATTTTGCTGAAATATTCTTTATATGGTTCGCTTCTGCGATTGTTAGGTCTGATATTTAATTCATCATATGACGAAACACTCATTCTGAAATCACATCCTTATTAAAGCCATTCAGCAAATCTTTCGCTTTTTGCAGTTCTGAGTCTGGGTCTGCCAATTCCGGGTAAATGGTTCCAAGATACGGTAAACTCATTTCATATACTTTTTGCGGATCACTAAATAATCCGCAAGTAATCAGCGCAATAAGCGGATGAATTTTATTTTTAAACAAATAATCAAGCGCCTGTGCTTTAACAAGCATATTATCAGTCGGGTTTCTGGTTATTTTTACATCGAAATCCCTGGTTGAAATATTTACATCCATTGAGGTTTTTCGAATGATATTCAAAATGATTCTGGCAGATGCCTTTTCAGCTTCTTTTGTGAACGCTTCTACCAATTTTGCGTCTCTCTCTGCGAAATCCCAACCATTCCTCAGATATACTGCATTGCCTGTGTCTCCGCCCGTATTGCTCTGTCGATTCGGCATTGCTTCTACAATCAGCATATTATTGTAAATATCATCTTTAGCAACCTGGCTCTCTGACTGATTTAGTTCAGCAGTCATTAAATCAACATCTGATTGCGTTCCATTCCCGACGTCTTTTACAGATACAGCACCGAGTTTTATCATTTTTACAAATTCTGCTTCATCAATTTCACAGTTTTTAAATTTCATCAGGGCTTGCACAAACTGCTCAACACCATTCAGCCTGTCAGATTGATATTTGTTAATTGCATCATACATTGTGATCGCAATTTCAATGTCGGAGAGTCTGTCGTGATTGTTTGGATATTCAATGATAGGAATACCACCAAAACCATTGATTCCAGATTCTGTTACCGCTCCATTTTGGATTTTGAAATACTGTCTGGAAGAATAACACTGGTAATACTGCTGATTATCCTCGTCTTTTAAAATCTGAACGGAAAGCACTGGTTTGCCAGTAACGCTTGAATAAACAATATATACATCCTGCGGTGATGGGATAAATATTCTGAAAGGCGGTAAGTCTCCATCCTTTGTCCATTCATCCTCTCTCAGGATTGCTTTATATGCAGTTCCTACTGCACTCTGGTATATCCCAAGTTGAATATTTCTGGCGTCTGCATTGGCTTCGTCCAGATAATCATTGAGCCTATCAACTTGTTCGTTTGTTTCTTCACTCGCTTTTTTCTTCTTACAGACATACTGAATAGGTTCTCCGTATATCTGCCCTGCCTTGAATTTGACTGTTTCAAGGGCATGATTCTCAACAACTTTATTGTTGACCTCTGGGCGAACAAGTTTTTCACGATATAAAATTGGCTGATCGCCTTTGTAATATCTGTAAAGATAATCCATCAGGGTTCTATTCCTGTTATGGATTCCGATTGTATCAGAAAGGACCTGTGCCACGTTCTGGGGAGTAATCTGGTCTACGCCAGTATAGGCAATTTTTCTGCCAAACTCGCCTTGGCATAGGTCAACAAAGTTTATTTTGTTTCTCCCCACTGCCTGTCCTCCTATTTTTCTGCATGAAAAAAACACCAAGGTTCGACCTCAGTGCTTATTTTACAGCTTATATTATATAATATATTATCAATATGATTCCATATGATTGCATACTATCTTTTGAATCCTTTTACTTTTCTAACAGATTCAATTGCTTTCAAATGGCAAGAACGGATATGCTGAATTGAATATCCCATTTCGTCAGCTACCGTAACCAGACTTTTGTATTCCACATATTTTTTGTGCAGCAACTGAGAATATAGAGAATTATCAAGGCTATTAATGGTGCTTGATACTTCCTGCTGAATATCTGACATTTCGGAAATATCTTTAGCAATTTCTTGTTGCAGATCAGCAATCTTTACGATTGTATCGCCTACATGGTCTTTTGTACCGGATGTTTGAACCTTTTCTCCAGTTGAAAAAGAAGATAAACTTGTAGCCAACATTCTGAGCTGATATTCTTCAGAAATTTTATTTTCGATTTTTCTCTTATAATCACGAACTTGTTCTAAATATTCTCTTGTGGTCATATTATCTCCTTCCCCAAAATGGATTGCGCATTGCGGTTGCTTTTCCACCTAATGGATTCTGCACGTACTCTGCCATCATCGCCAAGCTGTCAATTCCATCGTCATGAGCTACTTTTGCCCTTGTGGTATATGTGGTCACATTTCCCATAAATAATCCGTAGTCGGATTTTGGTTTATACTGGCTCGGATGTAAAAAATAAAAATGTTTTGCTATATAGTCAGAGTTTACAAGAATTTTTGTTTCTTTATTTGCTTGCGTAGGTCTTGTTTCGATATCCGCTCGGCATTTCCCTGAGATTATCTTTTGAATGTTGTGCGCAATACGATTTCCTACGTTATTTGACTCGAATCTGATTTTATGCGGATTGTGTTTTATCAAGATATCAGCAGTCTTTCTGTCCAGGATGTCGTAATCTGTGGTATCATCGAAAACAACGTCTGAGATAAAAAATTTATCCCCATATTGATATGCAATAGGTAATGATTCAAAATCTGTACCTTTATCTTTTGTATCACATACTGCCCATATCGCATCTGCTTCTCTGTCTGGTATAATTGTGTATTCGTCCGTGCATCCATCGGGAACGTCTTCTTTACTGAAAAAGAATCGTTTTAATTTGTCCGGTGGTAATAATAATCCCTCACGTTCTACCGGCTGTTGCTGATAAAGACAGTTGTAAGAAATTTCATCCATGGATTCTTTAGCATCATTGAAATATTTCTCTGAGAATCCATTTACCGTAAACAGAAAATTGCTCTTTCCATTTTCATCAAGTGCTGGAACTGCAATAAACCTTGCCCGTGGGTTTCCGGCATATAGTTGCTGCAGTTTTCCGATAGGGTCATGCACTGACCATCTGGTAGCAATGTAAAACTCTTTGCACCCTTCAAGTCTACGGGAACGCAAGTCATTTACTACTTTTGTCCATAAGGTGTCCAGTCGATTCTTGTTCAGTGCTTCTTCGATGCCAGACACAAGGTCATCGGCGGTAAGAAATCTGTTACAACGGGTAGCTCCTGTCAATGAACCATCAATGGATCTGAACGTCCAAGTCTTAAATCGTCCATTTCTTTCGAGATTGACCGTAGTTTCCTTTGCATTTGTTCCCTGTATTTCTACATTCGGAAAAATCTCATGCCATGTGTACTCAACCGGATCATTGATGATTTCCAGAACTCCATCATAAAGTGAACGTGTCAGAATACTACTGTGCGCTGATGACAGGTTGAAATCATTCGGAAACCACCCGCCTACCAGAGACAGAAAGAAATCTTCAAGAGTAGATTTTCCGCAACCAGGAGGAACACTCAGAGCGAATATATCAAGTTTATCGTCCATGAGGTCTTGTAATGAGCCGATGATATTGTGCTTCAAAAATACATTTCTTCTTGGCTGATAGAAGCGTTCTTTTAAGATTCTGTTCTTTTCCAGATACAGTAGACCACTGTCAACCTGATAGTTTCGGGCTTCGAACAGAAGATATTTGTAGTAGAGGTCTTCAAATTCTTTTGAACCTGTTTGAAGCAACTGATTAAGCGCAGCTTCTTTTCCAATATTGCTTAATCCTATGCCTTTTTCGCGATAATTCGGGTATTCTTTGAAAGAATGTTTTTCATCCATTAAGTAGACAAGGGAATATAACTTATTCCACTTTGTTTCCGGGCTTAGATTACTGTTGATGATGTTATTTCCGATCATCACATACCATTCCGGCGATTCTTCAATAATTTTTTGCATAAAAATAGAGCCAGACCTCCTTTCTTCTTAGGATTTAGTCTGGCTCTCATGTGGCTCTTTGACTGCTTATTCTAACCAATCATTATCTAAGTAATAAAATCCAAAAACAACCGTTCCTGTCAAGATAGCCCATAAAACACGAAATAAAATTAACCATACTCCGGTTTCTAAGAGTTTTACTGTTTCTTCGATATTTTGGTTGTTGTAAAATTTAGTCTTATCACTGATTGTTTTGTCTTTTAGTGACGTAAAAATTGTTCCTTTGTACTTCGTTCCAACTCCGTAGTACTTGTATCTGATATAACTGGACTCTTTTACCGTATCAATGTACTTATCATCTGGAAGAACAATTTTATTGCTTTTGAAATCAATTCCACAGAAATTTATCTTTTTAGCTTTCTTACTTTCTTTTCCTACATAATCCCATGTCCAATACGTTTCTGTGGTATAATAAGTTCTCTTTCCAGATTTATGTGCTACTCTTCTGGTGTGTCGCGTGTATTTTTCCTTTACTTTTTTAACATATATGTATTTGCCACCAATTTCCGGGTAAGTAACTGTATCTACAGCTTTTAATTCGCCATATACAAAAGCATTGCCGATGTTAGTCTCCATTCCATACTGAAACAAATCTGTGGATTGAATTTTTACAGCTTTATTGTATTTATCATTTTGATTTATCTGCCAGTCGGATATTTTGGAAGAAATTAATACTCCAATAAGAAGCATTATTGCAATAATTGAAATACTAGCGATAATCTCTCTTCTTGTTATCTCAAATTCTCCAAAATTCCAACCTCTTTTCGTCTTCATAGCTATTCCTCAAGCAAATTCTGTGGTGCTGATTCTGGTGCATCAAAATCGAGTAATTCAAATTCTTTTTTGTCATATCCAAGCATATTCAAGAATGATCTCTGAGGAAATGCTTTTACATATTTGCGATATGCTTTTACAGACTTGTTGTAGTTCTCTCTGTATTCTGCGATAAGATTCTCTGTCATGGAGAGTTCCGTCATAAGCTGTTTGTAGTTCTCAGAAGATTTTAATTCCGGGTATGCTTCACTCACGGCTGAAATTACAGTAGTAACATTCTCAATGTCATTTGAACCAGAAGTTCTTCCAGAAACAATAGCTTTTAATGTTTCACTTTCGTGCTTATCGTATTGCTTTACACAATCCGCAAGGTTATATACCAGATCGGCTCTACGTTTCTCCTGTATCTTAATGTCTGATGACGATGATTCCACCTGTTCTTCCAATGATATTGCATGATTCTGGAAACTCTGCACTCCAAAGATTCCGAATATTGCAATTGCCAAAACTCCTACAAGTGAAATCAATAATACTTTCCATGCGTTTTTCATTCAACATATCCTCCCATCATTTTCTGAACCACCAAATATGCTTATCAAGAATATCTGCTTTTACATCTCTGTCTATTAATTTGATGTTCAGCATCTGATATTCTCCTTTTTATACATTCACCATAAACTCTTTCTTGCAGTTGCTACCCTTACATTTATACGGCATCCGATAAATCTTTGTGGTCGGGAAAATCTTTAACGCTTTCTTCCCACAGTAAGGACACACAATCCATGTATTTCCGTTATCTTTCCGAATCATTGCCTTTCCGTCCCATGGTTCGGGTATATTCATATATTCAGAGAAGTCTACTCCCTCTGATTCAAGTGCTGTTTTAATGCTCATTTACCGTTGTCCTTTCTGATCAATGTCAAAATCGTCAAATAATTGTCCCCGATGTAATCTGCTTTCCATGTTTTAGAAAGATTTCCCGTTTTGTTGTATATTACGGTCGTATTCCCCGCCAGAAGCAAGCGTCTGTCTGGATAGAACCTAGTCGGGATGTTCATTCGGTGGCATTCTCCCTCGATATTGTATGTGGTGTCGAGAAAATCAATGTCTGAGCCTGAATAGATAATTCTCATCAGCTCAGCCCATGAATCTTTCTCAAATTTGCGTATCGGTCAATCAGAACATCAAGCGCTGTATGTAACTGGTTAATCGTAATGCAATCCTCCTGATGCTGTCTGTGACATTTTGCGATTTCTACAGATTCATCGTAAAATGGCGTATCTGTCTTTTCGTCCACCTGTCTTTTTAACTCGTTGTTATAAGCGCACATTTTATCCAGTTCAGCCTGAAGCTCGTTGATTTTATTATTTTTGTCTAAAATTTCATGTTGTTTTTTCTCACACACTGTCGACAACCGAACAACTTCGATTTTGAGTTGATCTATGCTCCATTTTTCCAAATCTCCTATTTGCATCTGGTTCCCTCCTGCTAAATTTTTGTGAATATTTCCATATCGTAGTTATCGCGAATATAATCCACGCATTCAGACAGTTTTGCTCTAACAAATTGGTCGTTTGCAATATCTGGATGTATGTTTAATATACAGCTATCCTTTTTACCGTCTTCCTGGAATTTCTTCCAGTTAAATGTCATTACAAACAGTGGAATTGCTTTGAGGTTTTTAGTTTTATATCTTATGTAGAGATTAAATATCTTTTTGAACAATAATATTCCCCCTATCTGGTTGAACTTAAAATGATTTTGTTCTTGCACTGCGGGCAAATAATGTATTTTTTCTTGCACCCGAATCCAGATGGCATATTTGTGGCAAAATGATTCTCTATATTTTCATCTTTCACATCTTCGGACTCGTCATAGCTCAATACTGCACCGCATTTGTCACAAGTTGCTTCTTTTAATGTACCAGGTTTCAAAATCTTAATCATTTCTCTCTTTTCTCCCTGTGCTTCATCTGGCATTCAATCATCTTTGCTACATTTTCACGTTCCTGCTTTATTCCATGTCCCTGACGGAACAACTCACATTCAAGGATGTTTCCGCATCTGGAACACTCATCTTTAATTTCTTTTCCTGCTATTTGCATTCCCATCCATCCTGTACCATTTTAGGCTTATATTCTTTTTCGGTATATCCTTCGCCGTTGCACAAATCACAAGTGACTTTTGTTTCTTCATACCTGTCGCGGCATTCCCAGTATTGCGCACGATTTATCATTTTTATAACAATTCCTTCTCCATAGCATTTCGGGCATCTATGGATTTTGTTTCCCTGTATTCGTTTTACAAGGTCATCAAGAGTTGTTTTTCCACCATAGTCATCTCTCAAACATATTGCTTCATGAATTTTCATTTTCTACATCCTCCCAAAATTCGCAAACACAATCTGGTTCCGTAAAATCAGCGCAGTGTTCACTGTCGCCGTTGAAACATACCCATGTAAAATCGTCATGTTTCTTACATGTTTTACAACACTTTTCTTTTTGCATAATTAACCTCAATTTAAAAAAGTCCAGTGTGCCGACTTGAACGGCATAAATCTCCCAACGAGAAACACTGGAATCGGAACGGTACAGATATTACCTGTTTCCAATGATGGCAATTCATTGGAATCGGAAAGGCAGGAATCGAACCTGTGACACATAGCTTACAAGGCTATTGCTCTACCACTGAGCTACATTCTGTACCGCCTATAACGGCCAGACATTATCTGGGCTGAATTTCACCTCTTTCGCTATAGCGTAAATCCACCTGAGACATAGACCGCCTGTATACAAACAGCTTAGCTCTAAGCGGATTAAAGTGGAACGTCCGGAATCGAACCGGAGACCAGAGCGCGACTCTGTCAGTTTACCACTAGCGTACATTCCACATAACCCGGAAACCCCGGGTTAGCAATATGTTTATCGTGTTATGCTTTCCACTAGGCAATTTCCTACAACTTGGACTATCGTATTTTTGCCAACCCGACGGCTTTTTGGTAACCGTGGTATGCTCCACGGAGTTGTTTTCGGATTTTGGAAAATACTTCCTGTGTTTGTCTCTTGAAAACTTCCTGTCCTCAACGTGCACCTATTGACGACAATTTAACTCGGAGACTGTGCCGAATGGGAAATTATCTTCATCGAACAGGCTGTGCCGTTACACACCTTTCATGAAAATAATCCACATACACTCATTCAGCAGTTTTTTCTGTCCATTAAACGGATAGACAGCATATGGAAGAAATGGAAACTACAGGACTCGAACCTGTGACTTGTCGGTTATGAGCCGACCGTTCTGCCAACTGAACTAAGTTTCCTGAGCAGAGGGCTGTTGCAGTTCAAGAACGGCTCTCTGCTGTTGCGGTTCTTTCCCTCGCAGCCGCAACAAAGGGATTGAGACTGTTGATTTCTGCGTTCTGCAGAATCCATCCGGGGCATTTGAAGCCCCTTTAATCATCCCCGTTGGGGTAGATGGAACCAATTCGGAGGGGAACTATATCATGGCTAAACAATATAGTCCGACTGGGCTAGCTGTATTCGAACCCGCGAATACAGCAGTCAAAGTGTTGTGCCTTACCGCTTGGCGATAGCCCATTAGTGACCGGGATAGCCCCGGTCATGTGATAGAGTGATATATTTTATAAGATTTTAGAAAGCATCATGTCTATTTTTTATCGTTAAGTCCGCGCCAGTTACTTTGGGAAATTGTTCAATCATATTTCACTGACGCAGACCTAAGCTACTCTGGATGCCTCGACCTGTCAGATTCAAAAGCTTTCCCCGACCTAAGAACGACAGGTTTCTGATTTTCTTGTATTTTCACCCGTTCAATCAGTATGGTGAACAGGGGAATTTGTATTGTGAATGCTAACCACATTGGGTTCTCCTTATAATCTAAAAATCACAACTGCATTAACCGCGAAACATATTTCCATTAATATAAATATTGTCGAAGCTATTGGATTGCTTTTCTTTTCGGATTCGTCCTGTGACATAAGGAATGCTAAAACCAGTGAGAAAAACGCGAAATCCAGCATGGCTGCTACGAATTTTGCTAAAATCATTCTCTTTGTTCCTCTCCGATCATGAAATCGAGAATCTTACCGGCAGTTTCTTCTTCTGGCTCGAATGGTAAACCACAGGTACAATACTTCTCAATTGCTGTTTTAAGGCTTGCTTTGAAGCCATTGTAAACTTCTCCGTGTGTCAGAAGTTCATGTCTCAGGATTCTTACCGCATCCTCTACGGACTGCGGTGTGTATGAGAATTTTACTTCAGATTCCATTTCAATATCCGGCAAAGCCACTAATTCAAAAACAGATGTTGGAAGTTCATCAACTGCGACATGAAAGTCTGCTGATCTTACACGATTGATTTCTATTCCGTTAATAAAACATTGCGTTCCCCTCCAGCCTGAGCCTACTGGATTTATGATTTTTACTTTTGGTACGCTAAAATCGCTCATTCTTCAAGTCCTCCATTTCTTTCACACTAATCCCGACTATCCCGGCGCTATCCTTGCTGTCTGTAGCTTTAAAGTGTGCTTTAGGATGTTGTGGGTACATGAACTCGAACATAAGGTAATTTGCCGCATCCACAAGATATTCCGTGTTTCCGGTGGAATTATATTTCTCAATACATCGTTCCATGGACGGGAGCGCCTGCACGTTCCCGGTTTTATAATTCTTCCTGGCAGGGCCGTATTTATGATAACTAACCTCGACTCGATTCTTACGAAGTTCATCAAAGCGTTCGCTGTATTCTTCTGACATATAAAAACCTCTTTTTTATTTTTTTGAGAAAAATTGAGTCTGCGTTTTGCCTATCTCTTTCGGAAATATTGTTCCAAAGCTTCACGGGTGATCTGTGATACACTCTTGCCGGTTCTGTTCTTCTC